ATGCTAACGCGGTTCGGGTACTACCTGGCCCGAAAGAATCTGGCTGCCACAACACAGAGGCATTACAAGCAAGCGGTGACTACTTACCTGTCTCGCTTTTCTGCGCTCACCGATGCCAATACCGAAAAGTATTTGTTTGAAGTTCTGCAATCGTCTACCCCTGCCAATCACAATAGGCACTTGAAGGCATTGAAGCACGCGTACGAGTGTTTTGAGCTGCCATTCCCCTCATATATACGCAAACTCGCTGAAAAGCCGCAACCGCGCATCTCAATCACTGATGAGGAAATCGAGGCCGTGATAGCTGTCTGCCCACCACCGAACCGTTATGGCGTGTTCTTCTCAATCCTTAGTTATACGGGAGCGCGTCCGGCGGAGATTTTAGCCCTTCGAGTGGAAGACGTTGACGAGTCGGCACACCTCTTGTATATCCGCGAGTCAAAGACAGGATCCCGTGAGATACCCATTCTCGAGCCATTACAAGACATTCTCTATCCCTATTGCCAGAGTGTCACAGGTAAGCTATTCCCGTTCTCTTCTACCGCCTATCTCGACAATTGGTGGCATAGACTAGCTACACTTGGCATCACCAAGCACGTCAAGCCGTATGCAATGCGTAGATCGTTTATAACCAAGACTCTTTCCCAGGGGGGATCATTGTTTGCAGTCCAAGATATTGTGGGCCACCGTAAGTCAGAGACGACACGCGCTTATTATCATGGTAACGTTGACTTAATGAGGGAAGCTGCACAGTTGTTGCCCCTGGCAGCGAAATCTATGAACCCATGGATCACGGTTCAACAAATACTAAGTCTGGTAAGAAAACATCTATCTAAGCGCGATGATGTGTTGGTGGATATAAATGAGTCGAATGATGAGGTGATTATTAGGATTAGGCGCAAGGTTATAGGACAGAGTAAGAAAGATAGCGCATAGGCTTATAAGTCATCACGTCCATAGTCTTTTTTCTGCGCCCTGCTTAGTGGAAACTTCCATCCCTCTTTACGGGCTTTGGTGTTTTGCTTTTGGGCTTGTACTCCCAGGATACGATCATACTCAGTATTCCAGTAAACCTCTCGGTTTTCCAGCTTCTCTTGGCGTTGGTCGAATAATTGGTGAAAGGTATCAATGCCCTTGGCCTTGTCCTCTTGGTAGTGGCTCATAGCCTCTTTGACATCAGGGTGAATATACTCTCGGTGAAAGGTCTTGCATAACGAGGCAATATTTTCGGGTACATCTGGGTCTAGGTTGACCACCAAAGCATAGCGTTGTGGAATGATATGGTGGCGTTCAATTCCCTGTGGTTCGCTACACTCATGTGGTATATGAGCCAGTCGTGCCAAACAATGCTTCTCATCCCTAATATCGATAGCTTTAGCTTGACCCTTGGTCAAAGCCATTAAGTTGAATAGCTCTGGAGTCTGACTCACTATCTCTGGCGCAACATAGCCAATAATAGGTGGCAATTCAATCTTCATCTCTATCCCACCAGGCGTGTAGTTCTGCGATAAATGAGTTGTCGGGGTGGTGCAATATCACTGCGTCTTGGTTGTCTCTCACGATTGAAAGCGTGACTGCTTGGGCCAAAAATGCGTCTGTTAGGCCTGTGTAATCGGTATCAAACACGATGCGTGCTTGGTGATCTCCCAGATACACACCCACCTGCAAACCATCGGGTGGTATCGTGTCATCGGGTGATAAGAATACCTCTGGTGTCATGTTCTCCCCTGCAGCCAATCTAATAATGCGGTGGTCAATCCTGACTGGTCAAATCCGCTTTCCTCGAGCCAATTATTGAAGCGTCTAAACCCATCTCGTTGCATCTGTGCATCAGGGTTTTTCTCACTCTCAAGCCACAGATCGATCTCTTGCCTCGCCTCGTTGCCTGCCTCATAGATGGTTATGAATTGATTAAAGGTTTCTTGTGGTGCGTTAAAACGTGGTGTTTCACTCATAGTCGTTAAGGTCTGGTGTTTGATAAATGCCCAAGTTACCCTTAATAGCCTCAAGTCGAGCTAGAGCAAAGTCGGCTAGGTATTGTTCTTCTTGGTCTGGTGCTGGCTTATACAAGCGGTCCAGTTCGTCAGAGTGCCTCCAGGCCAGGTCCACAGCCAAGTCAATGTTTCTGGGTGTCGGGAATTGCAAAGCGGTATAGGCAGCACGATCAACTCGATCTCGCAATTGAAGCTGGTCAACGTACTCTTTGGCCTCAACAAACGCACCGCATTTAATGAGAAAGTCTTTACTCATCTCGAATCCAATCTGCCTCGTGTAAACCCAAGTTCCACCAGTGACGAGCAACAGTGATGGCTTGTGAGGTATCCCAACCGTTTCTAAAAAATGCTTCATCGTACTTGGTGTAGTTGGTAGCCATTTTCTCCATAACGAGGTTATCGACATCTTCGGGAGTGAGTCCAAGGTGGTCAGCCAGTCTACCCATCAGTGAATGAGCAAAGATGGTTACGTCTATGGTTTCCAGCAATAAGTCTCTAGGAGTTTCGTGCAAGTACGCTTCGACTGCCTCATTGAGTTCACCCTGCATACGCTCTAGTGAGTGGGCTACAGTGTTAAAGCGGTCAAGTCCTCGCTCTTGTTCAAAGTGTTGTTGCATACGGATTAACTCTGATGTTGAAGGCATGGGTTATTTCCTCACCCATAAAGCCACAGCAATCATGGCGGTAATGATTGAGCAAACAGTTCTCACCACTTCAAGTTTTTTCATCGGAGGTTATCAATCATCTCTTGAAGATTGCCTCGCACATCTTTAATGAAAATCGTGAGATCAACGGGTTCGTATGTACCGTAGTCAGGTAGTAACGGGTCTGCAAACTCTTTGGCAAGATCAAAGTGGGCTTGAGGGTTCATGCCCACATGAAGAAAGTAGACTAACGGGTCAATGGCGGTGAAGTCAGGGCTTGAGGGCATGACTCCCTTGTGTTCAGTAGACATTCTATTTCCTCCTGCTTGGTGGCCCAAAACTCAAAGCCAAGGGCCAAGTCTATATATGCCCAAAAATCATTCCTGATCTCTGGTGATAGGTTCTCCAGCTCGCAAGTTAGCAAGTACCTGCTCAAAGTTGGGGTTCTCTCGGTGGGTGATAGCCACAAGTTCTCCGTTGTCATAGATTTCCACATCATTACTCCATTGTTCCCAGAGCAAGCGTTGTTGGTTTTCCAGTAGGGTTGGTACGGTTGACCGCTGTTCGGGATGGAGTTTTCGGCGTTTAATTTCCATTGGTGGCAATGAACTTTCGCACTAAATCAACCAAGGCATTAAGCAACCACAGGTACACGATGTTGGCGATTTGTTGGTAATCAGAGCCATTTTGTAAATTGATTAAAATAAGCAAGACCGCTGGTGCTAGAAAGATTGCAGCGTTTCGTGCTACTTTTTTGTAATCAATAGCGATAACTCGTTGCTTGAGTTCCATAGTTAAACTCCTAAATAATTTCTTAATCTGCGAACGATCTCTCGGATGATTTGCTTCAAAGATGCACCTGCCAACTGGTCAGAGTGAGCCATGAGTGCTTTGAGTACGGCAATCTCACTGCGCAAGTTCTCCTCTTGCTCCTTGGAGTGAAGCTGTAGCTCGGCATATTGCCTCTGTATGCTGTCCAGTGCGTCTAGGTCGGCATCTACCTTAGTGAGTGCTGCCTTGATCTGTTCCATTTCCTGAACCGTATTAAGAGCCTTAGAACACGCCACAATCAACTCATTGAGTGACTTGCGTGCTTCTTCGGCTGCTGATTTGTAGCCAGTGATCTCATTGTTTTTGTTTTCAAGCTCGGTTTTGTGGTCTTTGATGAGTTGCTCGACTTGTGCTGCTGACGTGTAGCCCATACGGTTAAACTCATCAAACTTACTGGCCTTGCCAACTAATTCCTCAAATACTTTCTGCTCAATAGTGATCGTAGACATAGACTCCTTCTTTGGCCTCATCCAGCCAATTACATTTCGATAATTGTGTTGAACCGTCTTGCAGGGCGAACCTGTGGGATAGTTTTGATCGAATGACGTGAATAGCGAGGTGCTGCCTTGTAAAAAGATTGAGATATGGCCCACACCATCGGCTGATTTGAAGATCACAAGATCGCCCTTTTCAGGTACGCCAGATGGGGTGTTTTCAATGTAGTTCCACTGACTACCAGCTTTCTTGGGAAAGTCTTGAGCGTTTGTGCCGATGATGGGTGTTAAGCCTAAGACATCTACAATGTATTGGTTCGCCAAGTCGACACACTGATACTTAGCATTCGGGTCAAACGAGTGATATTCAACAAACTTGCCTTGGTACTTGGTGATGAATTGATTGAGGGTCATAGCTTAATCCAGCTACTCAACGCGTCTCTAAGGAATGAAATAATGAGTGAGGCGACTACACCACCAAGGGTGCTGGCCATGCCTAAGTACGCTATAAACTTGGTGTTAAACTTTTCCAATCTTTCAAGACGATCTTCGTGTTCACCCATTTCACGCATGAGGCCCTGGTGTTCATTGGTTGGAATTGCGGTCTTTTTAAGAAAGTCCATGTCACGCTGGATTTGAATAACTCTTTCATCGAGTCTGACTAATAGTTCTTTTTGGTTGAGGTTTTCGGAGTTTTGCATAACGAGTCCTTAGTATTGAGCGAAAAAGAGTGCGCCAACTCCACCACTTGTTAGTGAGGCATCCTGAGTCACATCAAGTGTTGGTGTCGTTGTGCCTGTGTATGAGGTAAGGTAATCAAGATGAATGCGACCAACTGAACCAGTACCACCGTTTCCACCAGGTGAAGTTCCTCCAGCTCCAGCCGATGCAGTTATTTTTGTTGTTCCGAGAGTGGCTGTTTGGGCTTTTAGTAAACATGAGCCACCAGCCCCTCCTCCAGATGCTCGGTTTGGCCCGCCTGTTCCTGCTTGTCCTGATAATGATATTGCTCCAGTAATCTCTGCTAATGTTTTCGTTATTATTATGACTATGCCACCGCCAATACCACCAGTTCCTTGTCCTGTTGAGAAACCAGCACCACTTCCACCGCCTCCACCCAAATTCATATTTACTAATGAGGCTGTTCCGACTTGATTGCCTCCAGCTCCTTCTTGGCCTGTTGTCGCTCCAGGTGAACCAGCTAAAGCGTTCCCACCACCACCACCATGACCACCAGCTTCACCACCTCCACCACCATTACCATTTGCGGTTTTTTGAATTGTTGAAGCTCCAGTGGTTCCCTCACCAGCATAACCATCTCCAGATGAAACAGATTGACCACCAACAAAACCTTTGTTGCTCCCAACAAGGTTTCCCGTTATCGTGGTTATCCCATTACACAAGAAAGCAATAATGCCTCCCACGTTGCCATTCCAGGCCTTAGCGGTTAAGATGTGTCCTGAGTTTTGAGTAAATGAGGAATACTGTTTAAGTTGAATAACCTGAGCTTGTGATGCTCCTGAGTCGGTGTAGGTATTTTTGAGTGGGCTAACGGTTGTGATTGTTCCTGCAACATATGAAGCAATCTGGTTAAGCTCCCAATTACCTGCTCCAGTTCCTCTTGATTGATGAATAAGTATCGGCTCGCCATTGGCAAACGAGGCGTTAGTAGCTGAGAGCGAGGTGGTGTCAACCGTACCAGAACATGATGAGTCTACAGGCGCATCGGTAGCGTTTCCACTGCTTGAGTATGCTCCGTCAGAGCCGTCGCCATACTTGAGCCACCATGCAGTTGTGTCATCTGATCTAAATTGTGTAGAAGCCATTATGCAAACTTACTTACTAATCCGTAATATGTGCCACCCACATAAGTGACGACGACTATGTTCATCTTGTCTGCTGTCGTGGTATATAGACTTGTGCCCCATGTCGCACCATCAGCCCAGGTTATGGAATCTGCCCAAGTGATCGTGTTAGTTCCCGATCCGTCTTGGAGCATGTAGAGGGTGAGGGTTTGACCCTCTGCGGCATTGCTAAAGGTGATGGTCAGGTTCTCATCCAGGGTCATCTTCTGGCGGTCGCCATTATTCCAGTTGACAGTCTCGGTTGCACCCACGGTTCCGAGGTCTTTAATACCGGAGATATCAGGGAATTGACTTGATCCTGCTATCACGTTGGTGGTAACTGACGTGGGGGTGATTGCCCCGTGTGTGCCGTCTGCGTCATGCTCGACTAATCCGCCATAACCTGTGTAGTAGCTTGATGCCCACACTTCAAAGTAGTCATCTGCCACATATGCCTGTGCGCCGCTGTCTGATCCAGTGATTCCCCTGTCATCAGTGTCAGAGAAGGTGATGGTATTGCCTGAAACATTGGTCCAGTGGACAAACTCTACTGATCCAGCTACGAGGTCACCATTTGAGTCTTTTTTGAAGAATTGACCAATACCCTCGGTTGGCAGTCCAGAGGTAGAGTCAAGCGTGACCGTGAGCGCGTCAGTGGCTACGGTGCTTGAAGCAATTTGCGTGGAAAATCCATCGGGAGGTAAGGGTAAGAATTTGGATATGGTGGACATGAGATACTCCTTTTTTCACAAAAAAAACGACATCCGGGGAACCCGAATGCCGTAAGTCTTTTACAGCTAGTTATTGCCTCTATTATATCACTTAGTAGAGTTTGGCTAATTTCTGGCGCTTCAGCCTTATGGGTGCGCTTTGTCTGTTGCCCATCTCTTCGCTAAATGATTTATATCGTGCGCGTGGTTTGGCATATGCCTCAAGTGTTTTTCTGTATGAGGACAAGATTTGTGCATCAGATATAGTCTTTTTACCTTTTTTACCCGATCCACCAAGTGATTTGAGTTTATCTCCCGACATGTAATGGGTGAGGTTCAAGCCATATTCTTCATTAAGCATCTCAGCGACTGATTGCGTTAGCACTTTACCTTGATAGAGCTTGCGTAATAGGTCGGATAGTTCTTTGTCTGATTTAGCAGTTTTAAGAGTTTGATGTACCCACTTCGCCCGTTGCTCGGTGGTTTTGCTGCCGCCCGTGGCGTGTGACTCCAGCTCGTAGCCGAACACTTGCTCGGGGTTTTGCTTGCGCATCTGGTTGATGGTATTTACTGCCCGGACGTTTTTTTCCATCTCGGTGTCAAGTTTCTTTTTGCGTTCATCCTCGGTCAGGCTCGAGTCATACGTGTACTTAATGCGGTTTCCTTTAGCGTTGTTAATCTCTTGAAGTGCTTGTTTGTAGAAGATTTTTGCTTCTTCTGGGTCACGCGGTATGGTGATTTTTCCATCTTCAGCTGATGCTTTTGATCCAGGCTTAATTACTTCACCAATTCTATCCAATAGACTACCACCATCTTCTTTTGACTTATCCTTGTTGAAGTATTCTTTTGATCCGGGCAAGCTATATTGTCCAAGAGCCGCTGCCTTAACATAGTTTGATGGCGTTTGCTCAATCTCAAATCTAGTCTTTCCACCCTTTGTTTTAGATGCTCCCTGATTTACCGCACCAACTCCCTCAAATGCTCTTTTAATTGCCACTCCGCCCGGCACAAATGGTACTAACTTGCTTCCGATGTTTTTGGCGTGGTCAAATGCGTCACGCTCATTGTTGTATTGATCGGGGTTATCCATTGCGGCATCTTTGACAGCACTTCCAAGTCCAAAGATGGGGCTTCCGCCAACTTTCACGCTTGGAATCAAGTCTTTAATATCCATGCCTAGTAATTCTCCAAAGGCAGTAATAATAAGCACGTTAGCTCCTGCCCATCGAATAAGTCCAGCAAACTCCTTGTTCTTTAATTTCTCTCCAAGATATTCACCTTGTTTTAGTGAAAAACTCTGGAATTGAAGCAAAGTTTTGGCTACGTCTGATTGAAGTGCTACAGGGGTATCAACCTGACCAAAGGTAAACTGTGTTTTTCTGGCTATATCAATGCCTTCTTGAATCGCTTGATTAAGTGGCTTTCCCTGTGAAAGCGCTCGTTGTTTCGCGCCGTAGTATGCCGCACCTCGGTTCACTTTTTCGGCAAGATTGAACAAAGCAAACAATCCATTGTCGAAGCGCTCAATAACCCGTTTTTTGGCGCTTAGATTTCTATCCTGCACCATAGCATTGTCAAGCACGCCAACTCGCTTGAGTTCATCATCTCCACCAAATAGACTTCTCATGGTTTTGGCATAGCCGATGGTGGTGTATTTCTCACCTAATTCTGCATAGGTGTTTGCTCCCTGGGTTAGGTTTTTCAAGGCAGTTCGTGGATTAAGTCCAAGCGTGCCTCTATATACCATTCGGCGCATCTTTCGACTGACCTCTGCCATCGGTCTATCACCTAGCTTGTAGCCAATGGGTGAGTCTTTAACTAATTGATCGAACAATTCATCAATCTTGGTTGGTCGCAAGTTCACCCGGTCAACATATTCTTTGACATACTCCCATGATTTTGCATCAAGCGGTGATTCTTCCAGGGTTCTTCCAGCCTTGTTTTGTAGTTCTCCAAGCGCCTGATCCATATGATATTTTCTGGTGGCACGCTTAACATACGCATCCACCGCTCTGAAAGCATCTTCGACATATCCTTTTTTGCCTAGGCGTTGCTCTAAAAATGGATCGTAAACTGATCCAGGCACTTTGTCTCTAATTAGTTTGGCTAGTTCGGGATCAAAGTCTTTATTGATTAAATCTTTTTCAAATATGTGAGTGATGTAATGAGTAATTCGTTTGTCTTCTGGTAATTGTAGTTTGTCTGCCCAGTTGGATAGATAGGTGCGCATCTCTTTGGCTACTTTGAGTTCGGTGGGGTTGAGTTTGACTTGTTTTTGTCCGTCAAGATATTTGAAGATGTTGGTTGATGATTGCTCATTATTCCCGATCTCATTCCACCACTTATTAACTGTGTCTAGTTCTTTGGGTAAGTCTTGTTTGTAATCAAGCTCTTTCTTGCGTAGTAATTCCGCCTCTTTTCCAAGTCCTAGTTTGCTTAATACTCGATCAGGTGTTCTCAGGTAGTCGAGCGCATTAACCTTACCATTGGGGGTGGTATACTCATGGCGTGGAGCTGATCGAAACCCTATTAACGCTTCTTTCTCTGGTGGCAGTTGGATTTTTGGTGTTGTTTTTTGGACTATTGCTGTTTGTGGTTGTGAAGGCAATCCTGACAAAGCCTTTGTCTGAGCTTGATACGAGTTTCTGGGTAACGACTTTGGTAGTGGTAGGTTTCCTGTTTGCTGTGTTTTTCCTGTAAATGTTGGGTGTGAAAATGGTGGGATACTATTATCAAATATTCTCTTGGCTTCTGGTGCGCTTATTTGTTTGATTTGATCATCGTTATATCCAAGAGATCTTAGTTGTGTGGCATAGTTAAGCAAGTGACCAATTCGCTCTCTAGGGTTTTGGCTTGGTATACTATCGTTGAATGTTTGACCTTTTAATTGCCTTTGCTGCATTGATTGTAATGTTTGCACCCCACTATTTTTGGGGAGGGATGATTGTTGATTCTCCAAAGAAGACAGTGCTGTATGTGTTAATGGTTGCATGGATGGGTTTAATTGGGGGGTTGTACTTAAAGTTTTTTGGTTAGGGTTTCCCTTAGACACAAACTCATCTGGCTTGATAAAACCACTCTGATCTCTCCATCTTGGTTGTATTTCAGTAACTAATTGACCACCTCGCATTACCTGAATTGGCTTTCGCTCATTTAGAAAATCGATTTGCTCCTTCATTTTTTTGTAAAATTGTCCATTAACTCGATATCGCTTGGTTTTGTCATCCCACACTGGAGAAGTATCACCCTTAACTCGAACAAACTTGCTTGGATCAATCTGAATCTTGTCGCCAACAACTTTCACCATTCCTTTGCCTAATCGGGCAGCTTCTCCGCCAATCTCAGTTCCAGCTCCGAAAAGTGAGCCATAAATCATGTCATTGGCAATTGCTTTCCATCTTGTTTCTCCCTGCTGAAGTGGTCGAATTGCCCCCTCAATTGGTCCTTCGATCAACCCTTCTCTAATTGCTCCTGTGGTTACATTTTGAGCCATCCTGCTTAGTAGCGGTCCTGTTGTCTGAGGCTTAATAGTTGAAAGTGGGTTTATTGCAGAAAGAGCGGTGTAAAATGGAGCTTTTGAAGCACCCTGAGCAAATGTTTCTCCCCAGGTGTTTTTATTTATGAAAGAGTTACCCTTCATTTTATTGGATACACCCTGCATACCAATATTTATTCCGCCACCCACAAGAAACTTTGGAATTGTGGTAAATGGAGCTGCAACCGCATTGATGACGTTATATGCATCGGTTGGTTTTGCTGGAGTACCGCCGGGCAGTAGATTTTTTGCCGAAGAAAGTCCTTGTTTTCCGACCTTATATAGCTCGTTGGTCATTGCCCCACCTGCATAGGTGATGGGATTAGCCATTAAGCGTCTACCAACTCCACCACTGGCTTGTTCTCGGTTATAAGCTATCTTTGCCAACTGCGCTTGTTGCAAGTAGTTTTGTGCTGGTTTAACAAGCCTGGTGTAGCTTTGTTTGAGTTTATCCTTGACGGAATAAGCCATGCCTACTCCTATCGGGTAATTTGACTACCAACCATAGGCGAGTAATTTAGGCCCATCGATTGTGCTTCCTCATCTTCTTGACCTGGTTGTGGCGAGAACATTCTGTAGTTGGGATTCATTGATTGTGCCTGTTGTTGCACCATCTGTGCCGGATCCATCTGGCTGTACGATCCTTGTAAGCCTTGGTTGTAGACGCTGGCATTTTGAGCGTTAAATGGATCTATAGCAGCATTCGCACTGTCCTGTTGCTGTTTCCACATATCCATCTGCGCTTTGAAGGTTGCAGCCTGCACCTTGGCTTGGTTGACTTGATCGTAGTAGCTTCTCCAGGCGTTCATGGTCGCATTTTGTTTCGCCTGCGCTGATCCGACTCTTTGTTGACTGATGTAGGACAAATTGTCTTGCAATGTTTGCTTTGCCTGAAACACGTTGGCAGTATACGCATCATTTAATTCAACTGTCTTGCGGTCATAGAATTGGTTAACGCGCTCAATTGCCTGTCTGGTCTGGTCTTGCACGTTACCAAGTCTTGACTGTGCCTCACGTCCAAAGCGTTCTGCAAGGGCTTCTGAGGTTGATCCACCACCTGCAATTGCGGTTCGGGCAGCGTCTTTTTGCTGTAAGTCAGAGAGCAATTGGCGTACTTGGGCAAGGTTCAAGGCTTCAGACTTCTTCACTCCCTCGGTTTGGGTAGCCTTTTCAGTGCTATAGAGCTTTTCCTGGTTGGCTTTTTGGGTATCCATCATGCCGACAGTTTCATTGAAGTTTGATTGGGCTTGACCCGCTTGTGAGTCGAGATAACTATTAAATTGGTTAAATTGGTCGTTAATCATGCTGATTTCACTATCGCCACCGCCCGAGAATGGTTGATCAGGAGAGTTGAGGTTCGTGTCAAATGAGAATGAGTCGCCACCGCCTGAGTTGACGCTTGTAGCGTTTGATGGACCTTTGGGATATGCACCACCAATTTTTTGAGTCTGTTGTGGTTGCCAAGATGCTACTTGTTGAGAGTAGTTTTGTGCATTAGATGGTAATGCGCCAGACCCGGCGTATGCCTTTGGTACTAACTGAAATTTCGAACCAGGATTACCACCCCATGATTGCAATGATTCTGATAAATTATATTCAGGTAATCTATTTCCTATTGCGCCGCCAACTTTGTCGATTGCGCTCCCAATTTTACCCCCAATACTACTTGCTGTGATTGCCATATTGCCTCCCGGTGTATAATTCACCTAATGAAATACTTTTCGTTACTAATGATTGCGATTGGTTTTTTGGTGTCATTATTTTGGATTCCACTTTATTTCTATTCAGATGACCCAACTCGCGTTACTTTAATTGGTATGTTTTCTCCATATACGTTGTTGATGCCGCTTGGACTCGTATTGAAGTTAATTGCCAATAAAAAGGCCACCCGATAAAAGGTGGCTGCAAGTCTTTTGTAGCTTGGGTATATTATAGCACTAAGTTATGAACAACTTGAAAAACATTTATATCAGCGCCATACTTCTTTTAATTATTGGTGGGATGCTTTATTATTTTCTCGTTTTTGTACCAGAGCAACAAAGAGTCCAAAGAATAACTGACGAAACTATTAAACGAGACAAAGCAATTCAGTGTTTAAATGATGCTGACGCCAAATTCAACACCTATATCAATGCAAACTGCAAGTATGATAATAATGGTCAATGCTTTGTTGACAACAATATACGCAAGATGTTTGAGTCCGAGAGAACCAACGATAGAATAACTTGTCAAAAGGTGTGGGGGCTGTAAATCAAGAAATCATTGCACCACAAAAACATCTCTTAATACCCCCTGGGGCTTCTTAAGACGTCCTCTCTCCCTCTACTCTCTCCCTCTGAGTACCTCATCAGTAGTTCCTTGCCCCCTCCATTATTCAAGCTAATGGTAACCGGGTATAAGTCTTGCTGTTTGTTAAGTTATGAGTACACTCGTCGGTCGGTCGGTTCGGTTTGAGCTACAGTGCATGCCTCTTAATTGGTTCACCTTAGAGGTGGGCATGAGTGCTGTATCACCACCCTATCCCTTGCCTTATTAGCAAGCATTGACATGTTGCTTACCAACAAAAAAAGACCCATGACAAAAAGTCATGAGCCTGCTTAAGTCTTTTAAGTCCGGCTAGAACAAAACCCTCTCTATGTTGTAGAGATGGGGCGAGTCAGAGCCTAGTATCTGATTCCCACCCCCACAACATAAAAAGGGTTTAACTAGGCTTACTCGCAATAATAGAATACCACGATGAATATGTTTTTTCAATAATTAACTGGATATAACACATCTCTGCTAAAGATATATCCACAGTTCGAGTCTGTGCCGGGGCACAAATGAGCTTATGTTTGGATTATACACTAATCATCCACCTGCCAAGAGTTAGCCGGGCTGACCTGTTCACGCGCGGTTAACTGTGTTTCAATGAGTTTGTACTTCGCTCCCGTAGCAGTTACCAAGAATTGAGCTGATACCACATCAGAAGTGTTAAGGTTTAAATACCGCCTGACTTCACTGGTATTGGTACTCGAGATTGATGCCTGATCTGAGTGTCCAAACTTCTTTTTCCCGAACATGAATGAGCCAAAGCCTGAATACTGACTGTTAGCCGATACGTTAAATGATGAAACCGTTGAGGTGTTCCCTTGATCGTTCTCAATATTTAATTGAACTGAGACTTGTCCAGATTGAATATCAGCTAAGTGAATAAAAGCCTTGAGTAGTGTTTTGAGTTTGAAGGGTAGCTTAAAGTCCTCGCGCTTGCTGGTGAACACGGTTTGAAAATCTACACCTTTATCACTAAAGTAGTTATTGGATACTTCGGTAACATAGTTATCGTCACTGTCCCCATATACAAACCGTGGCATACCAGCACTGTCATACCAGATCGTGCCGATAACGGGATTGTCGGGGAAGGAGTGTGGTCCGTTGAATGACAACCGTTCCAAGTCATAACCCATGCAACGCATAGCTCTATCACCAATGGGGAAGAACCACCAATACACACCGCCATACACAACTGCAAACATGTCTTCCAAACGAGCCATATTGACTGCTTCGAGGTCGGGAGCAATCACTTTTGATATATCAGCCGTTCGCAAGACTGCTGCGGCGATATTGGGTTCATACCCTAGTGAGTTAAGTGAGATACCGCGTCCAGGTCGCAAGCCAATAAAGAAGTGATTGTTGACCGCTGGTTTGATTGTGTCAGCGCTCATGCAGCCAACTTCCTCACTGATCTTTGAGATAGTAAAGTCAATGATACCCAAGTCATTGTTGTAGGTGAGCTGAACCTGAAAGATTGAGCGTTCCTTCCAGACTATGATCTTGTTCGCCTCATACTCGGCAATGCCCGTAATCTCCGTACCATCATCTTCGTCAATGTCGCAATACCCACCACCAACGGTCCAACTAAACTTGCCTGCGTTGATATCCGCGCCTGACCACATAAGTCGAGACTTCTTAGAGCCGACGTTCGCCACAATGATTTTTCCGACTGATTTGATAATGAATTTTGCATTTGGTCCACCCGTTTCATTAAAGTCGGGTAAACCAGACACCAGCGATGGGATAACTGCCCCGGTATCAAGCCAGGTATTCGATGATGCTGATACACCAGTCATACGTGTTTCCGTGCCAGAATCACGCCCGTAGATTTCAAAGTTCTTAGCCAGTCCAGAGGCAGAGATAGGCATTGACCAGGAGAGCTTCACCGTCGTGTTGTCGAGGTTTTCGGGTAGATTAGAGAGAACCACGGGATCAGAGGCCAGGGTGCGTCCCACGTCATTGACAGCGGCTACGCGCCAGGAATAGGTGAATGTCCCCGTCACGCCAGACAGGTTGGTGGCAGTTAGGGATACAGGGGACAGAAGTGTCACATATGACAACAAGGTAGAGCCATCATAGCGACTCATTGGTCGTCTGTTTTGTACTAGGTAGACTTGATTGCGTAGTTGCGTCATGCGCACTTTGTAACCTGAGGCCCACGATGCGCCAGGGATAACGGTGTAGCTTTCGCCATTCTTTTTAGTGAGGTAGCCTGCATCGGATACAGCCAGCAATTCATTCACATCATTGATCTTTGCACCAAACAGGCCACGGACTTTAGTGTTAGCAAGCGATGCTCCTGCTTGATAGAGATTAGCACTTCCAGGTCTTTGAGTGACAATGCCCTTACCTGTCAAGACAAGATTCTGCATCTGCTTGGCTTGCTCGGGTGATAGTTCAGAGTCGCGCAAGAGGGTGTTTAATCCTTTGCGAAACGAGTCCCAGGTAGATTCCAATACTCTCGATGGTTTGAATTTGCGAGCAGGTGCGGAAAGAATAGCCATGGTTGTACTCCCTTAGTCAATGCCAAGAGTAAAGCCAGCTTCTTCTTCGCGTGTTACTGCCCCACCCTTGTATTGTGCGTGTTTGTAGTATTCATTCTCGATCATCTGATTCAACATGAGGTTTGCTTCGGCTTCCATCTCGGTGAAGATGGGATCTTGTCGGTACTTAAAGATGCGCACTTTCAAGCGTTTCACTAGATACATTGGGTTTCTTAGGTTGACGGTGTGCGTGGTGGTTGCTAGTGAGGTTGGATAGACGGTGATGGGAATAATCACCGAGGTGGCACTAGTGACGGGTGTTTTCCAGTTTACATACCATCCACCATCAAAGCCTGTGTGAAAGACCTTTGAACCCTGCACGTAGGTTTTGAATTGGTCAGGGTCTACTTCATTGTGAAAGTCTCCATTGACTACCAGCGCCCCGGCAAGTTTCTTGAAGTTGGTGGGAAGTGCTAGAGATGATCCAGAGGCTGCCACATTGAGTGAGTAGTTGTGGTTTGTTAATTCAGGCCAGTCGTGGGCTTCTGCAAACGCATGGAGTTCTTCATTGGTCCATGCAAGCCACTGATTCCACTCCGTTGATCCGGCTGTTGGTGATGTGGCTCTCCCTTTAGCGTCTGCTGCTGTTGCTGCGAAAAGTTGTTCAATCGTCATAGTATTACCCCTTAAAACACAAAAAAACCGCCCATATGGAGCGGTCTAGTCTTTAGATTGCTACTTGCTCAATTATATCACGCAGTCTGCCATCCATTGTCGTAATACTTCAATACGGCATTTCCCCACGATCCGTTATATACCTGTAATTGATCTGCAAGCCACGCGCTGTCATACCGCTTAATGTTTCCATTACCCAGGGAAACTGAGGCGCTTGGTATAGATAAGGTCAGTGGCACAACATCACCACTCACTGACACACTTCTCGTGGTGGTTATGGATGGTGTAGGCGGCGATCCAGTTAAAGTAATCACATCGGCTGCTGTAGACGCATTCATAATCGCGGTTAAAGTCGGAGAAGGGATAGAAGCTAATAGACCAACAACATCAGCATCGGTTGACACGTTTTGAGTGGCGGTTGTGGTTGGTTCTTGGGGAGACGTTGAAAGAGTAATTGCATCAGGAGTTGTTGAGGTATTTTGAATGGCTGTTATTGTGGGAGAAGGTATAGATCCACTAAGACTCACTACATCGGCATTGGTAGAAACATTTTGGATTGCAGTTGCGGTTGGTGAGGGAATTGAGAGCGATCCACTAACAACATCTGCGGAGACATTAGCCTTACCTGTAATTGTTGGAGCAGATAATGATAGTGTGGTGGTAACTACGTCGGCACTCACTGAAACACTGGAGCCTACCGCCCATGATGCGAACACACCAGCAGACTCATTTGCAGAGCCAAAGTCCATAGTAACGGTTAAATTTGTTTGGGTAGTGGCAAATTCATCACTTGCCCCCGTATATGTCACAAAAGTCTCAAGCGTTGAGTCAAACTTCTCGGTTAAGCCAGTCCACACGGCAGTTGTGGCAGCAGCAGTGAGTCCGGCTGCAATGGCAAACCCTCCGGCTGGCACATCAATAGCATAGGTTGGATCGGCAGCAGTGCTGGTTGATGCGTCATGTTCGGTGGCAGAGGTCAAGCCAGTGGCTCTCCACATACCAATAGCACAACGCAAGACTGTTGTGGACCAAGTAACCACTACATCGCCCGTTGTCCCCGTGGGCACGTTAGCAATGACAATCGCTGCAGCATTGCTGTTGGTGACTGTGTTGGTAACTTGCCTAACAATGGTGGCTGATACGCCACCAATGGTGATGCTTGAAAGAGTAAATGTTGCCCCTGCTTTACGAGCTACGGCAGAAACAATGATGTATCGGTCACTTGCCGCATCGCCTAAACTTTGTGAAGAAAAGGTATAGGCGTTTGTGTCTGCGGTGCTGGTAGCAGATTGAAGATAGGTGAATGCCATACTAACTCGTATCTACCCATAGATCCCCCGTTGCAGGTGAGGTTGGTTCACTGCTGCTGACTGTAATCTTTGGATTAGCGTTAAACTCTGCCCATTCATCGGTGGTGGTGTTGTAGACCTCAATAGCATTTGTTTCACGGTTAAAGCCAAACAAACCTTTCTTTCCCGTTGGTCTGCTTGAGGTTGTCCAGGTTGGGATGCGTGCCTTCTTATTCATCACCAATCCAAAGGTGTTGATGTCAATACCCCATGAGGCATTGCCTGAGTATCCACCCTCTACCGCGAGTGTTGGTTCTGGAATTGAGAGTGAGCTGGTAATCACATCGGCACTCACTGAGGCGTGCATAATGGCGGTTATGGTGGCAGCTGGTATCGAGCCAGTTAGTGTGACAACATCGGCAGAGACACTTGCGTTTCCGGTGATTGTCGTGTCAGGTATCGAGCCAGTTAGTGTAATTACATCTGCTGTTGTGGAGACATTTTGGATACCCGTGACTGTTGGTTCTGGCAGACTTGAAGCCAAGACCATCGAATCTGGCACGACTGAAACGAACCAAGTGGTGCTTACTGTTGGTGCTGACAGGGAAAGTGTGGCCGTGACCACGTCAGCGGTGGTGGATACATTTTGTATTCCAGTGACGGTTGGGGATTGGGCTGAGAGAGTGGTGGTGAGTAGGTCAGCATCAGTGGATACATTTACCACGTTGTCGGTTGATATGGTTGGTTCAGGGAGCGTTCCCGTTATCGTGACTACATCGGCGGTGGTAGACATATTCTGTATTGCAGTCACAGTCGGGGCAGGTATAGAGCCCGTCAGAGTAACCACATCAGCAGAGGTGCTTGCGTTCTGGATTCCTGTAACCGTTGGTGCTTGGACAGAAAGGGTTTTGGTAACCACGTCGGCGGTAACATTGGCTTTACCCGTAATGGTAGGTGCCTGGACGGAAAGAGTGGTAGTGACCACATCCGCGGCTACATTTGCCTTGCCCGTAACCGTTGGAGCAGGCAGTGATCCTGTAAGTGTAACCACATCTGCATCCACGCTCACATTAGTGGCACCGCTTTCGGCTGTGACCGTTGGTGCTGGCAAAGATAAGGTTCCCGTTACCACATCTGCAGCAGTTGATGATGTGAGATGGTTAAAGTTGTCAAATATAACGGTGGTCGAACCGCTCCCAGGATTCTCTACCCCAAAGAACACATTGAGCGCAGTTAGATCATAGCCAGTCGCATCACTGGCTCGGTTTGTCCAATTCGCGCCATCGGCTGAGGTATCCCAATAAACAGTTCCAGAGGCTTCACGTATCCTAAACCACTTGTGTACACTTGAGTCATAGGTTGCGCGATAAATCTCGGTATATGTGCTTTGGTCTGGTGACTTATACGCCACAATCTCATCGGTTGCCCCGTACTCAATACCCCAATAAAGGTCAACCGTGTCGTTGTACAGTTCGAGAATATAGGTAGTGAATGAGAGTGAGGTGTCGCCAGCGTTTACTAGTTCGATAAAAGCAGATGACTCGGTTAAATCCCATAGTTCATCAGAGGCAATACCGTTGTATGTTCCTTGTCCTGTGGTGGCTGTAACCACCATTTGCCCTCCTGTTTCAGAGGTGTTGTCGTCATTCCACAGAGTTGCGTTTATTGAGTTGTCGTTAAAGTTGTCGGTGAGGTTTTCTACCTTTGTTCTATAGGTGGCGTAGATGGAAACGCGGCAATCTGCGCTTATGATTTCAGCAGTTAGTGGGTTTGCTGGAGCGTTGGTGGCATGATAAGTTAGTGTGGTGGATCGTAACAGGTCATCATCTGTAACTGTATCGTATCTATGCCCAACATTTAGGGAATTAGACCATATTCCCATTGAATAGGAAGTACCACCAGTAATGGAGGCACTAGTTACATTAAGAGTTGTCCAATTATTTGCGGTAAGAGTAGCTTGTGCGCCATATGTTACTCTGGGAAAATTATTTGATCCAGAGTTGAATGCTCCATATAGAATAGGTCTAACAGTACCTGCGGTTATTCCATAATAAGTTATTGAGTTTACTGTGCCCCCCGCTGGCGCATCATAATCTCCAGTTCCCCCGTTATCAAAACCCATAAGCACGTCATTATTATCTGGAGTGAATGTGTTGGAAGTTCCACCCACGCTCGTATACCCAAACGTAGGGTCAACAATCACGGGATACACTGCTTTGTCTAAAAACTCTTGCGGTACGGTTACGCTCAATACCCCTGCTTGATCATCAATATTAAGCTCTGCCCAAGCCTCGCTTCCATCTTTGTCTGTTACCTTTGGTCGGTAGATGTGAAACGCCTTACCCGTCTTGTACTCCATTCCATCGGCTCGGTTCATGCCACCTTTGGTCTTGTGGTAGACAGCGTATGAACCCACCACGTTTTCTGGTCGTGAAGCACCCTCGTCAATTTCTTTTTGGGTTAGGGCTGGCTGATAGAAGAAGTTTAATTCTTTGGTTTGAATCGTAGCGGTTAAGACGTTTGATTCAGGCTTTTTAGGCAATACCCACTCAAATTCTAGTCCACCATCTTCGCCAATCTCGCCTGGGTCTAGCTCGTATTGATGCACCTCATAGTCTGGGGTGACATACTTAATGAGCTTACCCTCGGTTCGCACCACTGCTTCGGGGTGTTCCTCGGCTCTAAGACTGAAATTTACCTCGTTATCCCATCGTGAAATCTTCGCCTGTGGTTTGAAGTCTGGCTGCTTACTATCTCCGATTTCAATCTCAATTTTATCCCTGGGATTATCGGTAACGGCTCGCTTAAAAGTGTTATCTTTGACTGCAAACCTCTCGGCTATGATGGTTGATTTTCTTGATGGTATATCTGCCATAGCTAAAAAGCCTCACTCGCCTGGTTAGCACGAATGAGGCTGTCCTAGTTCATTTGTACTAACTTAACCTAAGTTCAATAAACCCTCAGCATTCCAAGCAATCGTAAAATCACCACTTGAACTGATCTTGTCAGATCCAAAGTCAAAGTAGGCGATAAGTTTGCTCGTGCTGGGAGTACCCGTATTACGGTACAAAACCGCACCCCTGGCTGTGATGGTCGAGCTTGACCAGGTAATATCAGCCGCATCAAACTCGGCTTCGTCTCCCGTGTTATCCTGGATAACTGTGGTCGAGCTTAGGGTAATACCACCAGTGGTGTAGCCATTGCCATTGGCGACTTCGTTAGTAATATCATCGTAATTGTCATGCGAATCAATGTTAGCTGTGTACGATGAGGTCACAAGCGCCACATTGCATGGTGAATCCAAGTCGATATCACCTTTTAATAACGAAACTTTGGCAGAGTTATAAATTACAGATGCCATATTTCCTCCTTAATTCCCTGGTTTAGGGATAATTTTTATTGGTTCTGGTGTAACAATTACATCCATATGGTCTCCTAACTAAATAACGAGGCGCGGTCGTCCCATGTGCCTCTGGCTACTTGTATTCTGGTTAATCTCGAATCATTGTCATAGGTTAGTTTTTGAATGATCCAAGTGTCTGCGCTAGTACTTGGTGTGATTGATGCTGTTTCACTGGTAAACAGATATTCGGCAAAAGCAATGTAGACGGGGTTCTCATCTTCTCTGGTGTCATAGTCAAGTCTCTTTTCACTATCAAATGCCTCTGGCAAGGGGTTGACCACGCGCTGTGCTGCCAGGTGGTTATCACCGAAAGGATGATAGTGGTACTCCATCTGCATACCGTTAAGTGCATGAGGGCCAGTGTGTCGAGTAGGCATTAGACCATCTCCTTCCACGCTCGCTCATGCGCTGCCATTTCTTTCAAGGTGTTTCCTAGTTTTTGATCCAGTGACAGATAGTGTTTAACACGGTGATAGCGGTTCTCTCCAGGCATAGGACTGCCTAGTCGTTGCTCCACCTTTTTGATCTCTAAAAGCATATTTTCTCGATTCAATCCCTTTTCCCTTGCCCATGAGGTAATAAAATCAAGATCATCGCCAAAGCCAGTGTCATAGGAATCAGTAATCCCAAAGTATTGCTTTAAGGGTGTGTGATCTGTCTGGTTTTCAATGACTAAGGTGTCAGACATTAAACCTCCGCGATTTTCTTTTTGATTGACCACGCTTTGATGCTGTTGCTGAGCTGTGGGGAGTTTTGTTTGATCCCCTCACTCTACCAATCATTCTTGCCATATATTTTTCTCCACAAAAAAAGCCGCCTCTGTAAAAGAGAGCGGCCATAAGTCTTTTATGACTGGTCTTATTATATCACCTAAGCGGCACTGGTTCTTTGTTTACCAAATGCAATACCTCACGCACATCACCATCTATGTACATGTATTTCTGACCATCAAATCCATGTTTCTTGATAAAACGCTGCTTCAGTGTTTCAAACTGACTCGATAAGTCATCGACGTGTAAGGTAGCTCCCATGCGATGTTGCACATAGGCTGACGGGTTTGTGTACAGTTTGTAACCATGCGCCATCAAACGCACCCACATATCGGTGTCTTCAAAGTTGCAAGGGAAGTAAGTTTTCCAGTCAAAATATCCCACCTTGTCAACAATCTTTTTGGAAAGCATAAAACACGCGCCAGGGAACCAATTCCACACCTCAGTTAACTTGTCTCGGTAGGGCATACCCTCAACCTGCGGACAAGCTGCACCACAATCCTTGTTCTCGAAGCATTTAAGCATCGCCTCCACCCATCCTGGTGAGACTATTGTGTCATCGCCCAAGATGATCACCTTATCGTGAGTTGCCAACTCAATGCCTTTATTCCATCCAATCGAGATACCTTGGTTTTGTGTATAACGTCTGTGTTTGTCGGCATGATCCAGTACCCATGACTCATCAATGGTTGAGCCGTTATCAACCACAATCAGCTCGTAATTATCGGTGTGTTCGATGATTGAGTTAACACAATCCTGCATCATATCGGGATCGTAGTTGTCCGGCATTTTGTCCATCTCACGGTGAAAGAATAGCAACACAATGGAAACAGGCTCACTCGCCATATAGTTCCTCCCAGTTAATACTTGGCGCTAGATAATCCTTGACCATATGTGTTGCAAACGATGGAATCGGGACCCAGAGCGTGTGTCCGGCATATGCAAGCTCTCTCCAGACCTCATCATCTAAGTAGCCATACTTTACGAGCGTGTCATAGTTCTCTCGAATAACATCAGCGCTTGTTGCCCACGTCATCGTGTTGCGCTCGGTAGTGCGGTAGTGATGGTTGCCAACCAAAGCAATCTCGCACACGGGAGAATGGATTGATTGATCAAGGTAAAAGTTCAAGTGATCATAGGGACTGACTATATCAAGCTCGCTTAGTGCCTCAAGATAGGTTTTTCCCACCACGCCACGGTAAAGATAATCACACTCTTGTAAAAGCACATAGTCGTCAGCTTGTGCCGCTAGGGCATAGGCTCTAAGCATCGTGCCGTTAATCCCAAGCGTTGATTCTTCCACATTAAACTCGAAGGGCAGGTTTTCAAATAATGAGCGATATTTCTCACCGCAATGATCAAGCAGAAACGTCACATCCAACTCAATATCACTAAACGCATGAGTGAATGAGTCTAAGCAGAGTTTATTCAGCTTAAACTTATCATCCTGATAAATTGGTGATGGATTGGTGCTTGGAATACCACACATCCGGTAGATTACGCGCATATGCTCCCCACAACTTCATCAATAAAGGCAATCATTTCAGGGGTTATGCTTGGATGGACTGAGAGAAACATGCCATCACGCATCACTAGGTCAGCGTTTACCATCTCACCCTCACATGAATAAGGCGCGTCTTTATATGCTGGATGCCTCAAGATGTTTCCTGAAAAGATGGTCCGACACTCGATGTTGTTTGCTTCAAGCGTGTCCATGACTAACTTGCGCTTAATACCAGAACAAAGTAATGGGAATGAGAACCAACACACGGTGGCATTGTCCATGCTATCAACTAGGGTGAATTGCGGATACTTTTCAAACACTTGGCGCATTAAGCGATAGTTTTCAAGTCGTCTTTCTCTAAACTGTTCGAGTTTTTTAAGTTGCACCCTACCTATGGCGCACTGAAGCTCTAGTGGCTTCATGTTGTAGCCAATCTCCTCGTAGACATAGCGTGAGCGGTAGTCATCAGGGAAGCCAGGATAGTCGTAGATTGCATCAGTGCCATCAGCCCTGCCCCACTCTCTGATTTTCTTCATGCGGTCAGCCAGTGCTTCATCATCGGTTAGACAACAGCCGCCCTCCCCAGTTGAGATTATGTGTGCCGCGTGGAATGAGACACAAGATACATCGGCAAAGGTTTCAACAAACTTACCATCAACCAAAGTGCCATACCCATCACAGTTGTCTAAGATGATTTTCACATCATTGCCCACAATCTTTCTAATAGCCGAAAGATCATTGGGATTTGAGGCGATGTTTACCGCAATTACTGCCTTAATGCCTCGTGCAAGTTTCAGCTTCTCCAGATCCATGTTTAGAGTCTTCAAATCAACGTCTACCACATGTGGAATACAACCACATTGCAGGATTGCATTGAACGCGGTAGGAAAATTGACTGCCGGAATAGCAACAAGCGATCCCTTTGGTAAATGCAAGGCTGTCAAAGCCACCAGTAGCGCAGATGAGCCGGAATTGGTCAATACAGCGCGTTGTACTCCTGTCTTTTCTGCCAGTTCTTCCTCGAGTGCAAGAGATTCAGGTCCTACGGTCCAGCGTTTGCCACCATGATTGTCAAATACCGCCAACATAGCGCTTCGTTCTTCATCTCCCGCAATCATGCCCCCATACTCAATTCGATCAATCTTTGGTCGAAACATAGATTTCATCCTTTTTCTGAATAATTGGTAACTGCTTCTGCTCTTGTACCCATTCCCATGTCATCGCCAATCCGTCTTCAATCGGCGTGTTTATATACTTTGTTAGTTTCTGTTGATTAGTGTGGTCAGCGAGGAACATAGAGATCTCTTGCGGTCTGCCCGGGTGCATTTCCACGTGCCCCTTGATGCCTGTTACTTGTTGTACTAAATCAGATAGTTCTTTGATGGATATGTCTTGTTCAGCTCCAACGTTTAGTGTTTGGTTGTCAAAACTAGAGTCAAGTGAATCAACCAACACCCGTACCACATCGTCAACATATGAGAATGCTCGACGCATTTCACCGTGACCAAAGAGTTTGTATGGCTCACCATCCATAAGTTTGCGCATGAACAGCGCCACCACGTTTTTATACGGGTCACTCATGTTTTGTCCTGGCCCGTAGACGTTGTGAGGTCGGAAAATTGTGTACTTGAAGCCATACACCTTAGCCATGATGCGCAAAATCTGCTCACAAGCTAGTTTGTTGACTCCATATACATCTTTGGGGATAGTCGGACCATCTTCTTTGTAAGGCACGTTTGCCTCACCATAGACCGCTACACTTGAGGTGTAGATAAACTTTTTCACATTCACGTTGATTGCAGCCCGCAAAGTATTGGCAAAGATCCCTATATTATTGTGGATCATATCAACGGGTGAGATCTGACCACGTGCTTCTGCGGCATTGGCTGCTAGGTGATAGACCACATCGGGGTAGATTTGACTAAACAACTTGTCCACTTGCTCAGTATCGTTAAGGTCACAACCAGTAACCAGGTCAAGACACGACACATCATGCTCTTGCTCAATCAGTTCTCGAACTAGGTTAGAGCCGATAAGCCCCGATGATCCAGTAACTACGATTTTCATAGGCTGTAAAACTCCATCAACTTCTTGATAATGGTTTTGCATCGGTGCGTGTAGGTGTGGTGTTTAAGAAAATGCTTTCTTGCATTGTGAGTAATCTTCAACCGCAGATCATCATCGGCGAGTAGTTTCTTTAGAACTTCCAATAGTTCTTTATGTGATGAATAACCCATGTAATGCACTCCATCGGTTGCAAATTGGTCAAGGTATTGATTGCGCTCCATGACCTGACACCCAAGCGCCATTGATTCAAAGAAGCGCAAGTTAACGTCAATGATTTTCCTAGTATGGTTAAAGAGAATCTTGCATTTGTTTAGGTACATTGGTACATCTTGACCGGGTATGTCACTTCGATTAAAGAAACTATTTGGATACGCTCCCTGGATAACATTGAGATACTGATTGCGCTCCTCATAATATGGATTACCGATAAACCCAATGTCGTAGATTTTTTCCACATCCACTGGCTTGTGTAATTCTGGATCAGCGGCATAGGTAACAAGCGCGCAGTTATCGCCCATGATGAGTTTGTGATCCTTGCCATATGACGGTAGTGTGTAAAACAAGTATTCAGCCCTTCTGTTCATCGGATAATCTTGGCTGTAATAAACAGGGAGCAACTCATCCTCTCGGGGTATCTTCGGCTCCATATATATCAACACCTCACGCTCACCAGGTAATTGGTGTTTTTCCATTTCCTGAGCTAACAATCCAGGGAATAAATACTCAGTGTATTCTTCTCTCACAATACTTACTTTTCCCATTCAGCCTCCCACTTCTTTGCTAGCTTAGAAGCATTCTTCTGTATCCATTTGGCCGCGCCCTCTTGATCTAATCCATCGGGCATCCCGTTATCGAGTTTGATCTTGCGGTCAATGCTTGAATTTCTAACGAGTGGTAATTTTCTGTTCTTAGTCATGTTCTCAATGAAGGTGTAACGAGCATCATTTAAGTTCCACTCTCGTTTGACGGCATTCTCTTTATGTCCGGTTAAGTATTCCCAGAGGTCAAGGCAAATGCCGGGCAAGCGCTCGTCCACAATCAAGCCGAAACCCGCTTTAAGCGCTCTAAATGCAATCTCGGTATTGTTGAAGCCTAATCCATCATCCTGAAACTCCCACAAGCCATTGAGTTTTCTAGCAATGTGTGTCGGGATTGCGCCCACGTTCATTTCAAAGTCAAAGGGGATATTGGAGTAACGGATCACACCACGCCCGATGCGAATGTTTTTGCGAATAAACTTGCCCACCACATCAGTTGAGCCCTCGAACCAGTCTTCTTTGTTTTCAAGGTTTGGTTTATTCTTTATTGAGTAATACACATCAACAGGTGCGAGTAAACAGTCTGGGTAACGCTTGTGTAGTTTGGCTACACGCTCAAGTCCCCAGTGGGGCAATAAAATAAAGTCTTGCAACCAGAAGATGAGCTGTCCCTTAGCTGAAAAGATTGCCTGGTTATCAGCCTGAATAAGTGCATAGTTATACTTGCTCTTGTCTAGTTTGCCGCGCATGTAGCGAATGTCTAGACCATATTTAGCAGCATACTTATCTGCCAAGTGCTTGCGGTCTTCGGGGTAGTCATCAACAATCAGCCACTCGATATTCTTGTAAGTCTGTTTGCTCAAGTTCTCTGCCATTAAGTTCCAGAAGCCCGATCGAATAGTGGGTGTGAACACAGTGATCTTTACGTCTTGGGGTAGTTCTCGCGTGAATACCTCTGTCCAACTCTTAGCAACTTTTGACCAGTCCCACTCGGCAGTAAACTTGGTGTCAATCGTGTAGGGCTTGTTAAGAAAGTCGATCAAGGCTTGGGTGTATGCCTTCAGCGACTCGTGAGTAAATGGATCAACCGATAACCGCTCGCCACGCTGTACGGTAGTCTCCAGTGCGCCATAGTTATATGTGATTGGCACTGTGCCTAGAGCCTGGCAATAGCGGGCAGTTATACAGTCGATCTCTTGGAAGTTGGTGGGGTAAGCCCACACACCACATGAGGCGGCTATGTTGTAAAGTTCTGTCTTTCCCACCTTGCCGTGATAGGTAATGCCATCCTGTTTTAATAGCTCCATCATCTGATCACGCCACTTCATCTTGTGGGCTACGTGTCCCAAGAGCTTATTAAACAAATCGAAGCCATAACACACGTGTAACGTTGCGTCCGGTACAGCTTGTTTGATAATAGGCCAGATGTTGAGTAGGTTTTCAAGTCCTCGATCCGGGCTTGAACCATAGAAGATTGCATGGGGATCGCGCTTAACCTTAACCGAAGCTAGTTTGTCGTACTCAATCCCATTGCCAATAATCTGGAACTTGTTGTCTGGCACATGTGGTAGTAGTGATCGGTGATACTCTGACTTGACCATGATGTAGTCAATGCGCGAAAGAAGCTCATCGTCATACTCACCCACCTCTGGCACATCATGCAGATCAAGTAATATGAGCCGGGCATCAAGCAGGTTTTTTCTGATGAAGTGTGGATTGCGCCAAGATATAAGAATGTCAAACTTATCACGGTGATTGAAGCGTTGGTAGTTCAAATACTCCACGCCGTCATAGACACCCTCATCCGCACCAACACTGGTATAGACGGTCACCTTATAACCCAACTTTGTCCAGTGCTTTGCTAGATGGACAATAGCTTCTTCAGATCCACCTATCCCTTCTTTAAGTGACTTAGGACTCCACTCAAGCACGTCTATGGCAGCATAATAGGCAATACTCTTTTCAGGCCAGACAAAGGGTGAAGCAAACTCGTTGCGCAAGTGAGTGGCATAAACAGTATTCTCAACGTCTGGTGGTAATCCCTCAAGAAGTGTGTCTATCTTACCTTGCAAGCCACGAGCGTCTAAGTCTTGGATCATCTCAGTGACGTTCTTCATCCAGTTAGTCCATTTTTGCAATTTCTGGACACTCTCAATCCGCTTATCGTTTTCTTCTGATGGATCAATGTCGTAGAGCATTGAGGCAGCTTTAATGGCTTGGGGAAAGTCTTTCTTGTTGAACCAGATGTAAAACAGCACCATGAGCGCATTGCGCTTGTCCTCAAGTGGGGTAATGATCATGGCAGTCTTTGGCTGGTCCATGTTCGTGCCGACCTTGATGTGATGCTCTGCCTTGTCAAAGTCTTTTAATGCTGCATAGGATCGAGCTAGGTTTATGTGCCAAGTGGGAAACTCGGGTCGCTCTTTAATGGCTGACAAGAAACACACAATTGATTCATCGTAGTGTCCGAAGTGATATTCGATGTTACCCAGGTAATTCCAGGCAAAGGCTTTTTCCTCATCCCATCCCGAGTGCTGCAAGTAGTCTTGAAACAAATTAAACGCTCGCTTGTAGGCAACATCGTTTTTGGTGTCGTATAAGCACCGGGCTAGGTAGTATTCTGTTCTCGGGTCAATCTCATCAATCTTGCCTGCAACCATATCTTTGCGCTGTTGCTCATAGTCAGACTGTAATACGTTGATGTTGCGCAGTAATCCATCACGCTTGTTTTCGTCAGTGGGGTAGTGGTTAACGTAGAAATCTTTGATAAATACCGTGTTGACACGTCTTGATGGGATCAGGGTTTCGTGGAGCTTGGCTTTCCACTTATACACGCCATAACGCACGATACGCTCTCTGGGATGGACAATTAAAGCATTGCCTTGCGCATCAAGATCATAATTGTAGTCGGTGAAGACTGCATCAAGCCCCTTGGTACTCATCACCTCAATCACTTCGGGGATGGTGTCTGCCTGTTGCACCACATCATCACTATCAATCCACAACACATATTGTGTATCACTTGGTACTTGTTCAAGGTTAAAGTTTCGAGCTGCGGCAAAGTCGTGATTCCAGGGAAAGTATGACCAGGTAATCTTGGGATCATCCCATTGTGGTTTGTTGATCTTGGTGGTGGTGATATAGATGTGATCAACGTAGTCGTAGACGCTTTTAATTGCTCGCTTCAGATGTGGGTGATCACCCTCAGTAATCATACAGAGTGCTAGGTTCATGGTTAAAATTTCTCTCCTCCCCTAAATCCTGGATAACGCTTGGCAAACTCGCGCCAGTATTTCTGTGTGCCATATTCTTCAATCTTGTGTGAGGCAATCTTTTGGAGTAGATAGGTCAACTCTTGGGGTACTTCAACCAGTGAGCGCCAAGTCTTATTATCAGTCGAGCCATGCTTGTTCTTGCGGTTGGCTCGATAGCGAGCCATAAACTTCAGATACTCTTTATGCTCAATGGGGTATTTCTTGGCCCATATCTCCAAACAAAAGTCGGTGATCTCCCAGATGTTCTTGTGTCTAACTTTGTAGATTAACTCATCAACTGCTTGCACCATCCATGCTGGATAAGTTTTCTGAGACAGGGGATCGGTGTAGTAAAACTTTGCGTCTACATCCTGATTGAGTGCTGAGGTCATATACTCTATCCAACAAAAAACTCACCCCAGGGGTTAGCGCCTGGGATGAGTTTACTATTGCTAACCTGATAAACCATACGTTCCTTAGAGTCCTAAACGGTAACCACCCTTGTACACGTGTGAGCGTGAAGAATGAGCGATTGCAGTAAGTTCTGCAACCACGTGTCCTTTTTTGTTATCACCTGTGACAGAGTTAGCGACGTGTTTGGGATTACGGAGGTAACCGATCTTGCAGAGTTCTTTGCGGATCATCAACATACCATGACCAGTAGTTGTACTGGCGGCTGGCATATCTTTGTGTGCGCGAAGCTCATGGATACCGAAGTCTGATTCGTACACGCTGATAGCGCGGACTAATCGCTTGTCATCGGCTGATACGTTTCTTGTGTTTCCAGCAGTAAACAGTGAAACATCACGTTTCAGGTTTCCTGATAAAAGCACCATGTCAGCGACGAAACTATCGGTTGCATTCCACGATAACGTGAATTGATCGTTCCATTCGTTCTCAGTCATGGACGTGCCTGAAGGTCGTAAAGACGAGCTACCGATACCTGCTACCTGGTTAATGAAACCAGACATAGTTGCGGCAACACCTGATGCACCGGAAACTTTGGAAGCGCGGATGACGGCAAACTCCATAGAGTTTTTAAGTCTTCGCATCGCATACCCGAGTTCTCGAGCATAGGCATCTTTAGGACTGACTTTGTTGACCACGATTTCAGTTTCGGTAACGCTAAATGGTTTCTTGATGATTTGAGTAACGTTGTCACGCATGGTGGCGACGGTCAAATCAGAGAAGCTATTGTCATCACCTTGGACTGATGCATCGTTGGCTGTATCACGACTGATATACATTTCAGGCCATTGATGGACTGTTTGAGATACTGATTCAGTACCTAAAATAGAAGTCAACGGATTGTCATCGGGGGATACATCCTGGATTTCATCCAAAATATCTTCCCGTTTGACGGTCTCCATGTATGTGTGTAAAGCACCTGCTAATTGAGCCATAAAATTATTTCACCTTCTTCCTTGAATCGAATTAAAATTCAAGGTCAGCGATAAGCCTTTTAGCTACTTGGGTTTGTGCGTCGGAATCCCCTTTACGTACCCGATTACGCAAAGACTCATCGTCTTGAGCGTATCGAGCGGCAGAGCTTTGGCCTTTAGCCTCAGCGGTGGCGGCTTGCTTATCAAGCATCTCCTGCTTGGTTGCCTGTGCGGTTTGGACTGCCACTTGTTCCTCGCGTCGAGAAAGTAGTTTTGATACCTCTCGGGCAATTTCCATCGTGGTTTTGTCGTGACCCAACACTCGTGCTGCCAACTTCTTTTCCGCCACTATTTGTTGAAATACTTTGTCAGTTTTCAACTCAGGATAAGCATCCTCAGCCATGCGGTCTTGTTGTAGCTCCATTTGTTGTTGCATCCTTGCAAGCTGCTCGTTAGCGCGTATCGCCTGCTGTTGTGTAAAGTTGAGCCTATTAGTAACTTCAGAATAGTCAGCGTCATCAGACACTGGCGTAAACTGTTGATACATAGGTTCTTGGGGGGTAGTTGCACCCCGTAGCTTATTAAGGTACTCGGGATCAACATCTTCGAGGACTTCCTTGAGCCGTTTGTTTTCGGTTCTCATGGCTGCCCAGGCGGCGTTGTCCTTTGGAATATCACCAACCTCGTTTGTAACAGTTTCTGCCTCTGTGCTTTGTGCTTCAGTTGGTTGTTGATCGACAACCTCATTGACACTTCCAGATGTGGGGGCATCTGTGGCTGGATCTACAGCCGCTTGACTAACCTCTCCCAAAGTTTGGTCATCCATGTGGGATTTCCTTATTAGATTGTTAACTCCATCGATTACGCACTGGGTCTGCGGCCACTAAAAAAGGCGGCTGTCAATAAACCTTGATAGATTTACTAACAGTCGCCCTCAAATCTTTTGATGGCTGTACTATTTGTACCGAATTATACAGGCCTGCCGTTGATAATGTCAATGACACCCATAAGCCCTAATCCACACTTCCTACACTTGCACTCACCACCCTCAACAAACTGAAAACGGTGGTCACAGGTGCGCGGGGGATTAGTGGGTATGATTCGCTCATCCCACTCAACACTCTTCTTAGGCTTTTTCGAGGTCGGTTTCATCTTTTTCTTTTTCAACTAACATATCGTGTTGTGAGGATAAACCACTCACAAACTGAACAATCTCTGCGGCAACTTGCTCATAGGCATGAGCATAGCGGTACTTTTCTTCCCATCCTTTAGTGTCAGGCTTGGGGTACTCCTGCTCCAGCTTGTTGGATAGATGCTGCTGGATCGCCTTGTATAGACTGCTGCCCAGGAATGACTTCGCCTCCTGGCCCACTCGCTTGATTTCCTGCTCCTGGCTGGATAAGTTCATTTTCCTCCATCTTTTCAAAATATTGCTCAGCGTCCTTCATTTTCAATAGTTCGCCCATCTTAGTGAGAATGTCTTTGTGCTTGAGTCTATAACCCTCTTGTTGCAGCGCACCCGTTCCCTCAGTCTCTTTAGCCTGTTGATACCATCCGGCTCTGGCTTGGTATTCTCGCTCAGGTGATGGGGTAGTCAGTGCCTCAACATCAGGAATGAAGTTAAACTCGCCTAAATAATCCAGGTCAGGGTTAACGTGTAAATACCCGGAGTTATGGTCTTCATCTAATTGAAGTTTCTCGACAACTCCCTTGGCAGTCATTACGGTGGAGAGTGGTTCTGCAAACGCATCAAGCGCACCCTGTTGCATGAGCATCTGATAGGCCATGTCATAGAGTGATTCGCCTTGCTCTTTGACGGTATCAGAAAAGACCTTGTTCTTCTCCAACTCACTAGCTACATCCATGACAACCTGGTAGCCCTCATCGTTAATACCCCAAGATGAGTAGCCTTGCTTGTCAAAGTATTCGAGTGCTTCCTTGCCAACGATCCGTATTACTTCGTCACTTGAGGTGAATTTAGAATCTCTCAGCATTTCAAACAGTTGATACATAAGTTTCTTTAGAGTGTTTCCAAGCATCATCTTGTTGAAGTTGTCACGTGATCCGCGCAAGAATGCCCGGTCGCGTACTTCGGTAGCAGTCTTATCTTCACCCATGATGTCAACCTGTGAGACTCCAGTACCCGTTTCACCCATGGCTTCCATAAACTCAGTCACAATCATTTGATAGACCTGGCTAAACTCTCCCAGAGATTGTGAGGCTTTGGTATCAAGCACTGATACTGCCGCGGGGTTATTCACGAGCCAGAAGGCTTTAGGTCGGTACTTAAACGTGTCAATGCGTGACTCGGTAGTTGACACGAGTGTTGGTGGGTAGAGGTTTTTGTTAACGAGTTCAATGAATTGTGATTGCAACGCTGACAAGATCTTGAGTAGTGCCGTCACTGGTTGCAGCTCACTCATGCCATAAATGTCTTCTTGTGATGGAATGTAGACCAATGGCACGATGGGAAAGGTTTGATGACGATAAGGGTTTTCCATCTCACGCAAGATCAATCCATCCATCTTGCCTTTAGCACCACGTTTAGGACACCAGGTCACAAACTTGTTCTTGTAATAGGTGGTACACACCTCAATGCGCTCGTCAGTGTAATCATGACCCTTGATAAGCTTAATGAAGGGAATATAGTTTGCGTCTTTACCTGATCCACTTCCGGCTTCTTTAATCTCTGCTAGCGCGCTTGGATTATAATTTGCTCCATCCTCCTGCACGCGCTCAAGTTCTTCCGGGGTCATGTAGCGCCTGTGAATCACGTAGTCTGACTCATTGAAGTTCTCTCTACCTGGTTGCGTCATGATGTCTCGGTTATTCAACACATCTACCCACCAGTTGTTGTAGACTTCAATGCGTTTCTTTTTGCCCTTAACTTTAATGGTCTTATACTCAGTCTTCCAGTAGGTGCGTAAGAATCCTGCTCCATACAATCGCGCGTTAGTATCCAAGATCGCCATTTTTGCTTCCAGTGATTGATCACAGTATTGATTGAATCGCTCCACACTGAATCTGAAGTGTTCGCTAGCAATCTTTGCGCCGTCTTCATCTGATTGCTCCATCGGCTCAATTCTGCCCGTAAACTTGCCACCAATAACGCGAGTAGTTTTGTTATAGATAGCTGTGAAGCCTCTTGGGGTGGCGAGTTTGACCGCATACGGCCATTTAGCCGGGTCTAAATACGTTTGATAGATCTTGTCGTAGTTGTCAAATCCATACCGCGCATCAGTTATGCGAGAGGTGAGTAGTGCATCAGCCTCCTGATACTCTTTAACCAGCTTCTTCAGGTCAGTCATAGGGTTTACTCCACAAAAAAAGCCGCTCCTTACAAGGAAAGCGGCGTTAGTCTTTAAGCCTATGGCAATTATATCACTTAATGCGAGACAACTCTTTATCACTTAGAAACTGTTGCTCTTGTGCCACGTGGGTTATGTTGCCATTCTTGAGTGTGATGATCACCCGTCCCCACTGTGTCAGCTTCTTGATATTGGCTACGAGATAGAGTGTTCGCATCACGTCGGTTGTGTCAATGTCATTCGCTTCCATTAAATCTTTGAGTAGTAGTAGTTCGGGCATAGTGGCTTCCATAAGCGAGCGCATCTGTTCATTGTTTTGCTTCATATCCCTAGCTCCTCCATTTTGTTAATAGACCATTGATATACCTTTGGATCATCATTTGTGTAGGTCGATGCAATGGCGCGAATGAGTTGCAGTAAGCTGCGGCAATCAGCATCATCCTTAACTCCCTCTCGCATTATTAGATCAGATAACCTCTTGAGTGTCTTCTTATAGTTCCTTGTCATAACCCTAAATCTCCATCCACCACCTCTTGGAATTGGGGCAGTGATCTAATTTGTGATTCTGTAACTGGCTTTTGATAACTCACTAAGAAATAAGCAAGCGCATACAATCCATCAAAATGATGTCCAAACTTTCTGTGCGCATCCCATTTTGGTTGTATTTGATTCCCCTCCTTACTGGTCTTTTCTAACCACACCAAGTTCTCAATCTCCTGCACAAGCCAATTGATCTCTAAACCTTTATCATTGTCATATCGAACCAGACTGTCAGAAATATATAAGCGTGGTTTTCCTGTGCCTGGCAGCACTTGTCCATACTCGGCAAGTTTGTTCGCCATTGTTTCATCCCAGGATTTTGATTCACCTGGTACTTTAATGACTGGCTGCAAGGCCATCCCCAAGATACCAAGCTCCTGGTTAAGCCTTGGGTCATCTGAATCAATCCACCCCGACGTAATCGTCACACCACCAACAAATGCATCACGCTTGTCTTTGATTGCTTGAGTAGTGAGTAATTTTTCTCTCCATCCCTTGACAACGTGGACACTGTTGTCGTTATCTATACCAATAAGCAACCATGCTGCTGGATCTGAAAAGCCACCATCCAACACCTCATACCAACTCCAAGATGGATCAAGTCGGTCATAGTGTCGTATGTGTGTTCCTCTATCCCACCAAGCGCACACCAAGCCAACACGTTTTACAAACTTTCCCTCTCGCCTAACCTTAATAGCTTCTGGGGTTAATCCGCGCGCCATCTGTTGTTTTTGAGATTCTGTGAGCCAGGGATTGTCATCCCATCCTGCTTCACTGATAAATAGATCTGGATTTGCTGTATCTAGGTAGATTTCGTCATATACCCACGTCATACCCTTAATCGGAGTCATGGTTAAAATAACGTCTAGTGGAATACCTGCTTCAACGCGGACAAAACACTCTTCCCAAATATCTCTTGGTGGTTCTTCATCAAACCATATCAGTCGCTTTCCCACTCCCTGAAATTTCTCTCTGCCCTGCTCATAAGACTTAAAGTTAATGCGCGAACCATTCTTGAGAATAATCTCTCCCCAGGTGTTTTTCTTGATATACGTTATGTCTTTGATTTCGTTTTCTGGTAAATATGATTTGAGCTTCTGTTGTGTTGTTTCTTTTTGTTGGTCATAAGATGGACACGCACACCACACCTCTACAGGCAAGTTCATAACTCTCAGTGGATGTTCTCCTAGTACATACTTAGCCACTTCCTGCGCCCCCCACTCGGTCTTGCCCACGCGATTTCCCCAGAATAATGCCCTGATTGCTTCTGGAGTTGTTGACGCTTGTTTCTGTTTATTGTGCTGCTTAACGTATTTAAGAGGATTTGCCTTCCGGCGCATCTCCCTCTCCTGGAGCAATTTCAACAGCTCCAATTTGTCCGACCTTGGCAGCGATAACGGCATCGAGTTGGTCATCGGTTAAACCCACATAATTGTTAATCTGTGTTAGTCCTTGTGGCTCTGTTGGTGTTTCAAAGTCTAGTTCACTTAATATCTTTTCTACATCTGTTCTTCTTTTGGCAAATTTTAGTATTGCTCTTCTGTGCGCATCTTGTACTTCTGGTCGCTTCTTCCATTCTGCTATCGTGCTTAAATCAATATGAAGTGCCTTAGCTAGATTTGTTGATCTCCAAACACCAGCGCCAATAAGCTCAATCATCGAGCTAAGCTCAACTTGTTTATAGACATCAGGCAATAAATCGGGATTTGTGGGATTTCTATCACTCACTTTGCACCTCAACAGTCACTTTAATTTCTACATCTTTGGGTAACAGTAACAACTTCGCCATTTCCCTTTGGGCATACTCACCTGTACTAAACTGCACCTTGTAGCTATTGTCTGACTCACGCTCTCGAATCATCACGCGGTCGGCTATAAACTCAATCTTCATCTCGTGCCTCCACAACTACTTGTTTCTTATCCTGTAGCCACTTCATCTTCTCCCACTCTTTAGCTGGCACTCGCAGCACCACGGTCCAATCCTTTTCCCACCCATCAGGAATGACAACGATTGGGGTAGCGGTGAAGGTTGCTTTAGTCACTTTAATTCCTCTTGCCTCGCAGCCAATATACAAGCATAGTTTCTCAAGTCTGATAGCGTATCACTCATTGACTCACTCACCACACTTGGCTCTTTGCCCATGAGCGTCGCTATTCTCGACATCTTGTCTGCCATGCGCACCAAGATACCCACACTTACCAAGTCACAGTTGGCTAGGTCCACACCCTCCAAGAGCTTGGCTATGTAGTCAAAGTTCTTAAGAGCGTTGGTATTCGCTCCATAGTCCTTGTTTTTTGACTCTAGGATTGACTTATCCTGGTCGTGATAAGCGTTCATTGAGTCAGTTAATTGTTGACGGGTCATCCTCTCCTCCAAACTATTGTTATATTAGGCGTTTTCTCAATCAAATGGTTAATAGTGCTTATGACTACAATCAGGGCTAGTACGGGCAAGCCAAGGATGAGTAGGGCTAGGAATTGTAGGGTGATGAGGAGTTTCATTGTTCCGCCTTCAACAGCATTAAAGCAGTCTGCCTTATTATGTTTTCCCAGATTACGTCAGGCGTAGTCACTCCATAAGCATCTTTTATATATTCCCTAGCGCTAGTAATGGCGTTTATTACCTCCTGGTGCTTTGTAAATTGATCATTTAGGAATAACTCCATAATATCGGCATTTTTCTCATCTTCTTTTGTGACTGGAATAACGGATATTAGTGGTTTCATTCCTCTCCTTTCAAAATAGTGAGTGCATCACCATAGCCCTTGTGGTATGCCTCGTCTTGCATTTCTGCTGCCTCATCAGCTTGCTTGTCGAGTAGGGATTGGATGAAGATTGTTGCTTCCCTTATCCTTGCCTCATTTGCAAAAGCTCCGTTGTAAAACCTTCCAGCACTTCCAAGTAGGGCGTATGCTCCAAATTTGTGTTCAAATTCTTTTTTCCAGTTATTCATTGCTTGCCTCCTCCTTTACCGCACTTATATATAAATTATGATCTTCAACCATTTGCTCACTTGGTTCTTCAATCGCACAATGCTCTTTGCAGTGTGGGCAGATCAAGTAATCAGGGTCAACATCAACACCGCAACAGTTTGATTGTGGTCGTTCCAGATCAATTGGTTTGTAGTTTGAAAAGTCTCTCATAATGTCTCCATTTCGTATTTAATAAATCGCTCTGCTTCGTCAAACCCTTTGCACACCATCGCGCGTGACTGTTTGCTGTCTAGTGCTGCAATCCATGTTTTCTGTGCTTCACTGACTGTTCCGCCTTTGGTTCGCTTGAGTTCAATCCATAACACTTTGTCGCGCGTTACGACCACATAATCAGGCACACCCGTTCTCACTCCTTGCCGCTTATTCTTTGCTTTGGTTGCCCATGACTTCGTGTACGTCTCTTGAGGTATGTGGCTGTAGCACAACACTTTTCCAGCGGTCTTCAGTCGTTCTAAGTAATCAACGAGTGTGAGTGCTTCTTGGTATTCGGTTGGTGTGTTATTGGTCATATCGCTTGTATCCTCTCTTGCCTGGCATCCACACCTTAGCCATCGTGCATGTCGGGCAGTACGTCGTATAGCCGATACCCTTGCGCCTGGCCTCAAACTCTTTGTCGCAGTGGGTGCAGTTCTTGATCTTGGTCTTTGGCTCTATGTCTCTCATGGCTAAATAATCCCTAACTTTCTGGCGCAAACCCACGGTTGCCACGAGTTGCCTGATCGCTCGTAGACAACACGGGCAACAGCGATATTCACGTCAGAGTCCATAAGCATGTGCTTGGCTACGCCGTGAACAGAATTGACCTGAAACACTCCAGCGTCAGTTGTGCCATTGGTGTTGGCTGGATTAAACTCGGACTCTTTCAAACCACTCTCACAACGGGCAATCTTAATAGCGTTTTCAGGATCTTCGGGAAACGTGGCACGGATCTTGTCCTCGATGGTCTTGGGTGTGTCAAACACCTTTTTCTCGACCACCTTCTCGACCGTGACATATTCCTTGTTGCTCAAGGGTGAGGCCATCACGGGCTTAAACTTCTCGTCTGCCCATCCGGCAATCATAGCCAGGGTAAAGGTTGATAATAGCGCGACAATTGCGCTGTGTTTCCAAGCTGGAATGGTCTTCCGCCTGTAGTACGACTTTGTGAGTCGGGGCATGGTTACTCTCCTGTCAGAGTTAGGTTAATAATTTCAGGATTACTCAAGATCGAGAAAGCCTGATGGTAAAACGCATCCAGCTGGTCGTGGGTACGTCTAACCATCAATCCTTCTGCCATCACTTCGGGTGATTTCTTGAGTTGGTAGAGCAAGCGCAAGCGTTCGAGTTGTTTAGCCAAACAGTTCTTTTCCAAGCGAAACTCTCCAGGGGTCACATTGACGATGTGATAACCATCTTCGCGTAGTTCTTTTAATCTCGCGTTGTATTGTGCGCACCCATCCCCACTTGGCCGTGGTGCAATCAGTTCATACACCATCACCTTGTCTTGCGAGAGTAATCGCTTGAGGACGCGTAGTCGTTGGGTGTCCTTAAAAACCAAGTGTGGCATAGTCTGACCCCTCTTTTTGCAATTCGTTAATCTTGCCGATCAAATAGCGATAGTGAATGGTAATCTGGCTGTTTTCTAAAAACAGTGGATCTTCCAAAGCTGGTGTGGGTAATTCCCAATCCTGATTTTTCTGTTGTTCTTTGGCTTTCTCGCCATAACCCTTAACCAGCTTCATGTTGTCGCTTTTCCAAGCCTTGCCCTGCGCCGCAAATCTCTTGGCTGCCCTGGTTTCCTGGACCATTCTGAAATATGCATCCCAATCCTGCTTGAGTAAGTCTTTCTGCTCTTGTTTCAGGCCTGAATACTGTTGCCAAGTAGCAACGATGCGCTTTAATTCAGGATCAAATTTCCCATCGAGTATGATGCCTTTCTCCATGCGTTCTTTTGCATCAAGCAGCTTCTCAAGTTCTTGTTGTTTTTCAGCTTTTTTCATTCGGTACCTCCGGCAGTGATGCCTCAAAAATGGTAATCTTGCGTCTGATGGTGTCTAGGTTTTGCACGTTCTCGGCCCAATCCTGCTTCGATACCCAGGTGAAGTAGCCATCAATGGCGGTAGTCAGGATTCCGTTCTTGGGATATTTACCCCTAGCTTTTAAGAGCTTTGTAATCTGTTGCGTGAGGTTGTATGCCGATCTTCTGGGAAATTTGTCAGTGGGATTGAACCCGTAGACTTTCTTAAAATTAGCTAGTACGTGATTAACGTTTTCGTTCCCAAATTCTTTTTTATCTTCTAAGCCTGGGTCTTTGACCCAATTAGCTTTAGCTAATTTATTCTCTTCTCTTCTCTTCACTTCAGTACCCGAACCTGTAACAAGTTCGTTACGAACCTGGACCGAACCTGTAACAAGTTCGTCAATGGTTTTCCAGTTTGCTTTGTAGTCACCAGATAGCTCAACAGGCAAAATGGTGTATGGTTGCATGTCCCTGCGTAGTTTCTGTTCACGCTCATGGCCCACAATGCGAAGGTATACCCCATCATTGATTTTGATTTTGGCTACTAAGCCTATATGGATCATTTTCGTGAGATTTCGTGCAACTTCGTCCAAAGTTGTGTCAATCATGGGTACTACCTGGGCCTTAATCGTGCGCGGTGATGCTTGTAATAAACCAAAGTCATCGGCGTGAATAATCATGCGCTCGTAAATCAGTTGTCCTAATAGCTCCAAATCAGCTACCTTCTCGGACAGAGATATTTTTTTATCAATCAATCTTTTTTGTGCCATAGTCATTCACCGCTGACTTATATAATTATTGTTATCGGTCTACTAATGCGCGAAGTCCTGATGCCATAATCAATCCCCAAAATAGTAGGGAATAGACAATGGCGACCAGCCAAAATCCGAAGTCATTCTTCATTTGATTCCTCGCTGTCGTGAAATATCTCGTATAAGAAGTTGTCCATTGCGTTGTATGTGGTTAGTAGTTCATGGAAGAGTTCGGGTAACTGGTGGATATTGGTTTGCTCCACCACATCGAATAGATCATTGAGCTTTGTTTTTGCTTCTTGGTAGGTGATGGTTTTTTCGTTCATAGTTTTTTACTCTGGCAGTAGTGTCGGGGGCTGCGATTGCGCTCACCCCCGACTAAGGGTTTGGGATATCCCCTGACCCGAGCCTCGTACACCTTTCGATGAACCAGGCTCGCATCAGGAGAGGCGATTCGGACGTGGATCGCCCCTCCCTTCACGTGGCCTCGAAAACTACGCTTGTTGCGTAGCCGATAGGGTTTCTATCTTTTTGTTAAGTTGATCAATAAGCTGGCTAGCCTGTCCGCTAGTGAGGTTGGCTATAGAAGCCACCCCATACGCTTCATTGATCCTCGCTCTATCTGAATTGCTTTGATCGATTAGTTTTCCGATGTATCCCATTTGCTTGGTGGTAATTTTTCCGTTAGAATTGGCTGGTTGTGATGTAGAAAAGCCGTTAGTCCTGTCAACTGACGGTTTTTTTTCTTCCGTGAGTGCTTTGATCATTTCGTCAGCACTAGCAATTCCCTCAATGATTCCAAATCCTGCAAAGCCTAATGCTCGACCAACTGCTGAAGTCTCTGCCACTTCATAGGGTGAAGTCTTTTCAATTGCTTTAGCTGGATTGGCAGCTGATGTGCCTTGGAATACTTGATCACCGATCTTGACGGTTGCTTGACAGACAATGAGTCCGCCATTAGGGAGAAACTCGGTTGTTATAGAAACAACTTTGTCTTTGGTTTCAGAGTGAAATGCCTGGACACGCTCGGCAACAGTAATGTATTCCTTGCCATGAATGTTTACTGGCATACTACTCACCCCCTTTGAGTTGCTTTAAGTAGAAATAAAGGGTGTTACGAGCTAATAAAGCCTGGGCATATTCTTTGGCATGGTGGTTGTTTTCTAATGCACTAATAAGTTCGCTGGCTTCATCTTTGGTGAGGTGTCCACCGCCGAAGGTGAGATCATCAAACACGCGTCTGTTTTCGGGAAAGAGTGATCTAACTTCAAAATTGATCTTGGCAATCTGACGCTCGGTAGCGTGTTCACCATCTAACTTGGTTAGTTCGTAAAGTTTATTGAAATCCATTACTTGTCCTCCCTGGTAAATAAGGCAATGGCGTTATCGACATCGTGTGACTTGGGAAGATCAAGTGCTTTAGCAATCTCACTACTACTCATACCTTTGGCTTTAAGCGCAATGGCAGCGAGTGCTAGTTTTCGGTAAAGAAACCTAGAAGATAGTCTGCGTTGTGCGGTTGTGAAGTCAAGAACGGTGCGTAATGATTGCGTATTAGGTGTATACTTTGCTTTAGCCAT